TGTCCGAGACCCAAGAGTCAACGACGCAGGAAATTGCCGAAGGCGTGGCATCTGGCTTGCTTGCCATTCCACAGGGAATCGCGGAACTCGGTGCTTCTGCCACGGACCTTGTGTTTGATACCAGCTATTCTCGTGATGTAACTGAAGCATTCGATGGTATTCGAGAGGCCGCAGGAATTGACCCAGAAGGTGCTGCAGGTGAGATTGCAGAGATTGTAGCGCAGTTTGTGGTGCCCGGTCTTGGTGCCGCTAGCGCTGTAAGCAAACTTAGTCGTGTAAAAAACTTACCTAATTTTGCACAAAAGGTAGCGCAGATTGGTGCCGCAGGAGTAACAGATGCTATTGTAGCCACTGATGGGGTAACAACTATCGGTGATTTCTTTGATGCCGGGCCAACAAAAACTATTGACACAATCGGTCTTGAGGGTAGAGAACTTGCCGCAGCCCGTATAGCAAATAAACTGAAGCTTGGTCTTGAGGCCACAGGCGCTGCCGCCGCTGTGGAACCTGCACTAAAAGCTGTTGGACTTGGGGGCAAGGTAGTGGTGAAAGCTACCGCTCCGATTGTTTCTCCTGTTGCTCGTGGTGTTCTAGCTACTGGTAAAGCGATAGGAAAACCTATTGCGGAACTGGCAGAGCAGGACACTCTTGTTGGGAATGGTGTGAACTCTTTCTTATCTGTGTTCCGGTCACGCGGGAACATGACACAAGATATGTTTGAAGAGTCCGCCAAAATAACAGGTAAGGTTGAGGCAGATATTAATCAAGCCGCTACAACTCTTCGTGAAATTCAGTCCGGTATGGACAAAGTTTTAAAAGAATCTGAAGAGATAATGGCTGACGGCTCCCCTCTAGCACGAACTGAACTAAACAACAGACTATATTCCTATCTAACAGGTGAGACAGAGTTGTCGAGCTTGCCTAAATACATGCAGGTTCCTTCCAAGAAAATGAGGGACCAAGTTGATGAGCTTTCTAACGATATCATTTCATCTGACTATCTAACAAAGGAAGGCTCTGAAGAAGTAACAGACGCTATTAAAGATAACATTGGATCATATCTTCGCCGTCGATATAAAATATTTGAAGATAAGAACTTTACTGGCTCTGAAGAGTTTATAAAAGAACGTGGTGCAACTGTCTCGTTCTTTAAAAACAATGGAAAGATGGCTGAAAGAGTAGCAGACGAGCTTGAAGTTCCACGACAGGAAGGTGATATCTTAGAGTACGCCACAGGCACAAAGACTTCAGATGAGTTTGCGGAAAGACTTACTCAGGCGTATATCGATAGATACGCTAACACAAACAGATTCCTTCCCAAGTCTGCTCAGAAGCCGGAAAGAATTGCTAAGAATAAAATTAAAACAGGTTTATTTGCTACAAAGCAGGCAATACCTCAACAGCTTCGCCAACTTTTAGGCGAGGTAAAGGATCCGCAAGAAGCATTTATAGCCACTGTCGCGGACATGGCAGAGTTTAGAGCAGTCGATGACTTTAACAAGTACATCAATAACAACCTTGTTGACGGCGAGTCCGGCATGTTTTTATCTCAGGAAGCATTTGACTTACTGCCTGAAATTCAAAAAAGAACTAATTACACCAAGCTTGAAAAAGGTTTCGGGTCACTTGAGGGTTTATACGCAAACAACAGAGTGTACAAAGATATTACCACAAGAGTGAATGGCGATGCCGGAACGATGGGTAATCTTTCTCGTGCATTGTACTCAGGTTTTCTGAGAGCAAAAGGTATATCTCAGGCGAGTAAAACTATTTACTCTCCAGTCACACAGGTTCGTAACGTAACATCTGCTGGGCTGTTCGCAACTATGCAAGGCAACGTAGGGGCAGGGTCCAACCTGTGGGACAGTGTAGGTTTGGTTTGGAATAATATAAACAAGCGCTCAGACAAAGCTGATTACTTTCAAAAGCTACAAAGGCTGGGGGTTGTTGGCACACAGTCTCAAATCCGTGAGATTGACAGATTAGTTTCTGAAGGACTGGGCGGAACTCGCTCTGCTGAGATAGATGTGCTGGGGGTACCCACTTCAGGTAGCTTTACAGACACATTCCGTCGCGGGAAAATGGGTAGCATGTTGTCTAGTGTGAACACAAAGGCTCGTGACTTCTATCAAGGTGGTGATGATATTTGGAAAGTTTACAACTTTGAGTTTGAAAAAAACAAAATTATAAAAGCACTCGGCTCTGAAGATAGAGTTCTTGCTGCATTTGGCAAGTCATCTGATGACTACGCTGCGGACATTGTGAAGAACACAGTGCCTAACTACGAACGGGTCCCTGAGATTGTAAAGAGCTTACGCAAACTGCCTGTCGGTAACTTCATTGCATTCCCGGCAGAAATTATTCGTACCAGTGCTAACACTTTAAAGCAGGCACTTGATGAACTTGCCAGCACAGAAGCAGGTGTTCGTGAGATTGGTATGCGCAGACTTATGGGGTCAACAATGACCATGTTCGTGGCACCAGCAACTATTCAAAAGATGGCGATGGATCTAACTGGAATAGACAACATTGAAGAGCAGATGGAAGCTATTCGTGAGACCGCCGCACCTTGGCAGAAGAACAGTCGGTTATTACCTACTTCTGTAAAAGACGGCAGGGTAACAGGGTATGTAGACTATAGCTACACTAATCCATATGACTACCTTCAGCGCCCGTTTCTTGCGGTACTAAACGCAGTAAACCGTGGCGAAGACATGGGAAGTGACACAAGCAAGGTCGCAACAGATGCTGTCATGGGGGCGATCGGAGAAATATTTGATCCATTCGCAGGGGAGTCTATTGTTACTGAGAGAATTGTTGACGCCACTGTGCGTAACGGTAGAACACAAACAGGTGCAAAAATATATCGTGACGAAGACACTGTCGGTGACAAAACAATGAAAAGCTTTTTTCATATCGCAGACTCGTTTGTTCCTGGAGCCATGCCGATTACTCTCAAAGGACAAAAGAAAGAAACACAAGCACCCGGCGTAGAAGTAGGAAGATTCGCCCGTTCTTTAATGTCCGACACCACTGACCCTAACGGCAATGAGCGCCGTGCAGCGCAGGAAATTTTTAGAGCTTTTACAGGTGTTACTGAAAATGAAGTTAAGCCTGAGAACATTATGATGTACCGTGGGTATGAGTACGGTCGAGCACTTCAAAGTACATCACAAATATTCAACAGTGCTGTTAGTACAAGAAATCAGTTAGACCCTCAGAACGCATTGAGTACATATCGTAACGCTAACGAAGCTCGATTCCGCGTGATGAATGAGATGTTTTATGTTATTGAAAACATGCGTAAGCTTGGTATTTCTGACCCAGAAATACGCAGGACATTAAAAAAGAATAAGGTTGCGAACGTCTCTGACTTAATGCGTGGAAAGTTCGTTCCTTTTGTTCCTTCCTCTGATATTAAAAAAAGAGTTCGGCAGAATAATAATAGACTACCAATGTCCGAAATTAACGATATTAGAAGAGAGCTTCGGGGTCGTAAGCTAGGTGTTCCATTGGAGCCAGAAACTCAAGAATTCGTACCACAGCCCGTGGACCTCGGCCCTGTGACTTCGGTACAATCACAACCAGTTGCTGCAGGTACTGTCCCTCCATCAGTGCCAGCGCAAGCGGGAGCCGTTCCAGCCCCACAGTCGGCTCCCGCATCCTCTTCAGTTAGAAACAACCCTGCCTTTATGGGCGGGGATCCATTCTCTGCATTGAAGAACATGCTAACATTTGGGAACAACTAACATGATGAAATCAACAGTGCTAAACGAGCTTCGTCAGGAGCTTGCTGAAGATGAGGGTTGCAAGTACGAGATATACTTGGACCATCTGGGCCTACCTACATTCGGCATAGGTCATCTCATTACCAAAGAAGACAAAGAGTACGGCAAAGAAGTTGGGACAGTGATTGAGCAAGAGCGGGTACAGCAAGTATTCAATCTAGATATGGCTGTCACGATTGATGACTGTATGACCTTATACTCTGACTTTGCCGACTTACCAGACGAGTGTCAGAAGATTATTGCCAACATGATGTTTAACATGGGTCGGCCCCGCCTATCTAAGTTCAAAGGCATGAAGGCTGGTGTTGATGCGCGTGACTGGAATGAGGCGGCAGACCAGATGGTTGACAGCCGTTGGTATACTCAGGTCCCGAACCGCGCAAGACGTTTGGTAGCACGGATGAGAGCGTTGGCAGATGGAGAAGACTGAGGTGAAACGCCACTGCAAGAGGTGTGATCGCTGTGGTGAAGAGCTAAGAACTATATTCGTGCATGGTCATGAGCAATGTGTCACCTGTGGTCAGGTAATTTACGACTGTTGCCAAGGAGAGACCTGTTCTCCAAGTGATTGATTTTCTTAAATAAAAACATCGATTCTCAGGCCGCTCGTTACGGATAGACGTACCTATGCAGCTTGAGGTCCACGACATTCGCGTTTTACTATCACATATGGCAGTTTCATCCTGATAAACATGGCTCTTGCGTCATCAGACATCTCATTCATTCGAGCCAGACAGTCAATCCTCTTTTCGTAAGGACCTCTGGTGTTCTCTATAGTCATACACTCAGTTGTAATCATTAAATGACAGGCTGTTAGAAATACATCAAACATCTTCCACTCCTTCTACGGGCAAGTAGACTAGGTAGAAGGCTTCGCAGTTAGGGCAGGACAGGTTAGACTCGATGAAGGACTTACCGTCATCGTCTTCCTGATCATGGTCTCCTCCCCAGATGAGTTCGTGTTCACAATGCCAGCACTTCACTCTACTTCCCCCCAGTTATCAACCAACGCTGTGTCTACCTCGAACGGAATGTTTAGGTTTGGTACACAGGTGGTCATGATTTCAGCTACCCGTTCGGCCTGTTCCTTGCTTTCTATATTAAAGCACAATTCGTCATGCACTGTCAGCATTGGAGTTAATCCCTCTGCATAGCAGTCCACCATCGCCTTCTTTGTCTGGTCGGCACTCGAACCTTGGATTAGTCTGTTCAAAGCTTTGTATGTAAAGGCACGTTTGATTGCCGCCTTTCCGCCATATTCTTTCGCCGCCGCCTCTAGTAGCATTGGCTTGCTATATCCGTATGACTTAGGTTGCCACATGTTGAATCGACACTTCCTGCCCAGCCACGTTCTAATATGCCCGACCTCTTCTGCTCTACGCATAGTCATGTCAGCCATACCCTTAACAAACGGTACCCGGTCATGATACTTAGCAAGAAGTTCTTTTGCCTCTTCGTCGGTGATGTCCATTACGCCAGCTAGCTTACCCCTGCCCATGCCGTACATGATACCAAGGTTAACAGTCTTAGCCTGCTTCCGAGAAATACCTGCTATGTCTGCAACCATTTGGTGAAAGTCAGCATTGCCAGCGTGGTACATCTGAACTACTTCATCAATCTGAGGATGACGGTGTACGCCTTTTAATGTAGAACAGTAGTGAGCAAGCCAACGTGGTTCTTGTGACGCATAGTCGAATGAGCCCCACTTGCACCCCTCTTCTGGTATGAACAGCCCACGGATCATAGCTTTGATCTCAGGGTCCCGTGCCGGAATCTGCTGTAGGTTTGGGTTGCTTGAAGAGAATCTACCAGTTACAGTACCGCCCTCGTCTGAACGCAAAGGATTAAAGTCACAATGAATACGCCCCTTATGAGAGTGCTCAAGAATGGTTTCAATAAAGGTTGTGTTGGCCTTGTTAAACTCTCTAATCTTTACAATCTTCTGTGCCAGAGGATTCTCATGGTTCGCAAGAAACTGTTTTGTAAAGGCGGGAACCCCAGTTTTTTCTGTCCTATCATAAGACAGCCCGACGGCATCAAACGCCTTTGCTATAGATGTAGCGACCCACGGTTCGATAGTTACGCCCGTCTCTTTCCGCACATCCTCCGTTAATTCTTTTTCTCTGCGCAGTAATTCTGTCCGCGCCTGCTCTGCTTTATCTATGTCAACCCGCACACCATTCGTCTTCATGTCCAGAAGCACAGGCATCAGGCTTGACTCAAGCTGGAATATACCAGTGCATTCATCCTTAATCATGTCAGCGCGTAACCTGTCCCAAAGTCTCAGGGTTACAGCGGCATCCTGTTCTGCATATGCCCCGACTAAGTGAGACGGTAGCCGCCACATGCCGCCCTTTGGGTCCACCCCAAAGGCAGAGGCCGCAGCTTTCAGAATCTTCTCATCCTTACGCTCACTCAGATACTCACGAGCCAAAGAGTCTAGGTTGTAATACATCCGATTCTCGTTCAGCAGGGGAGCGGCTATCATGGTATCGACTATCGGACCTTGGACCTCGATCCCGGCCCAGCGTAACCAGCCAAGGTCGTACATCGCATTGTGCATGACCTTCTCAATATGAGGTGTCTCCATCTGTTTCTTCAGCCAAGCAAAGACTTTCTTCTGTGAGAAGTTCTCGCCGCTCTCATGCCGGATAGGAAAGTACCCTTGGAAATCTCCCGCCGCAATAGCTACCCCAATGATGTAGCCATCATCTCTACACCACCCCGGCCCCAATGTCTTGATGTTCGGGTCCCGTGTCTCAAGGTCAATGGCGATGCGCTCTTGACTGGTTAAGTCTGGGAAAGAAGACGGCGGAACCCATTGCTTTTCCGTTCCTTGAATAGCAGCATCTTGCATGTCTAAGTCTAGGATGTCCATTTGATAACCCTCACTCATCGTCGTTTACAATCTCACCGCCCAAGGCCGCGTATCCAATGATGTCCACCCATGAATCATCTTTGGTAATATCCTCTGCCAGACGAGCCAGCTTAACACCAATCATGCATGCCGCCACCTGTTCTGCAGTCACCACTCTGTTAAGTATGACGCTCCATATAGTAGCGATACGTTGATGGTTAAACTTAGCCGGTCCATAGTCCTTGGCCCTCGGCCCGTTGATTAACTCTGCGGCGGTGTCGATAAAGTGCTGTCGGTCTTTCATATTTTAAATCCATACATTGATTGTGATTCGATAATGTGCAGTGCTTTCTTGGCACGAGTAGCCCCGACGTAGAACGTCCGTATCTCGGAGTCCTGATCGGGGCTTTCGGCACATGGCTTGGAGGAGTCTAGTAGTAGGGCGACGTTATCCGCTTCGCCACCCTTTGCTTTGTGGATCGTCGATATCTTGATCCTCGGCTTGTTCGTTAGGATCTTCTCGCCCATCCGTCTCACTGAGGAAATATATATTCTCTCCCTCTCTGAAACTTTCAGCACATCGTACCACGGCATCTCGACGGAGACGTTCGTAGTAAAGTTCTCTCTTATGCTTTCGAGATTGTAAGTTAGTTCGCTGTCGAGCGTGGCAAGCTTCCGTCTTCCAGTTTTGGTCACGATATCCGATTTTAATAATGTAGATAACGTCTTCAGTTCCGTCGCAGAAAGATGTGTTCCTTTGCATAGCTTTAGCCAAACCTCAATTCCAGTTAATACATTTGGTGAGATAGACCAACCAGAACCTTCACGCCAGAACAGGTACCCCTGTTCCTTGAGATCTGTTGCAATCTTGTTAGCGATGTAGTTCGTTCGTGCAAGGATTAGCCACTCGCCGTTGGTTAGGTCTAATCCAAGCATATCATGGTGCCAAACTACAACTCCAGACTCTTCTTTCGGCATCCATATCTTTTCCTGCCGTGTACCTAGTTGACTTACCATACTGTCCGCGACGTTATAAATATTTCTAGGAAGACGATATGATTTATGCAGAATTGTTTTATTATCAGATGCGTTAAGGAAGTCTTTTACGTTTACGCCCATCCAAGAATATATACACTGGTCATCATCCCCAGCAAAGTAAACCCGCTTGGCCCGTGGCTTCATCACATCGTGTATCATCTTCCACTGCATAGGTGCTAGGTCCTGTGCCTCATCAACAATAAGCACATCAAGCAAGGGAGAATCCCCCTCGTCTATAAACCTCTCAATCATATCTACAAAATCTAGCTTACCCGTATCTTTCTTGTAGTCGAACAGTGCTTTGTTCACTACCTTCAACTGCTGAAAGTAAAGCCTTCTGTCGTTAGCGTCGCTGAACTGCTGCTCAAGACTGACGCCTCGAACCCGTGCTAACTGTATCAAAGACAGATATGCATCACCTCCTTTGCCGGGGCTAAACAAGTTGCCATCAGCCATAGTGTTAGAAGAATTAGATGTGAACTCTAACCCCAACGCCTTTCCCAACTGTGTGAAATCTATTCCTTTTAAAACCTGCTTACTGCTAAGACCTAAGTTCTGAAACGCGAAGCTATGTAAGGTGCGGAACCACACCATCTGGTCCGAGCCCATGTTCAACGCCGCCGCTGAACGGTCACGCGCCTCCTCCGCCGCCTTACGGCTGAAGGATACAAATGCAATGTTCTCAGGCTTAGTCCCATTATCAAGCTCCTTCTTAACAATATTAATAAGCGTTGTTGTTTTGCCTGTTCCTGGGGGACCGAAGATAGTTGTCTGCATTAGAACGGCACCTCACTATCAATCTCGATACCCGGAACTTGGACCTCGGAACTGAAGGAAGGCACCCACCAAACTCGTAAAGGTTTGGTGCCCCCTGCTGTTGTATCAAATCTCTTTTGACCGTTAGCTACATTACTGCCATTAAGTTCTTTCAACCGCTCCTGTATCTGACCTCGGCTATAGCTGTCAAACTTATGGCCTCGCAGGAACTTAATCAAAGACTCAAGCTTAAAGTATGTAAGACCCTCTTCTTCGTCAGTAAACGGCTTGCCAATAGATATCTCTTCTGCTGACTGAGCCTGTACCCTGCCATCACAGTAAGACTCAAGAAGGTCCATGAACTGACCCTTGTATGTTAGTTCTTCTGGCACCTCTATCTCACTCATGTCCTGCATCATTACGCCAACAAGCTCTTGCCAGTCGCTTACCTTCTGCAGTGGCGGCATCACATGTATCTGTTCCATGCAAGCCTTTTGGAACTTCTGCGGTGTTTGTAAGTCATCAGTTGTAAGTTCAACCCGTTGACCAGCCACATCACAGAACCAAACGGGAGGCTCTGACTTGACAACACACAAACCTGTTATGTCTACATGAGCAACATGGCTACCTATACCAAACTTCTTTGTCTTACACAGGCTCTTGTTGCAGAAAGACTTCAGCGGTTCCTGATCACACGGAAAGCCATACTCTTTCTTCTCGTGCTGAGACTGTATGACAACGATCTCAGAAGCTGGCAAAGGTGGTGAAGCATACTTGTTGTTGATTTCTTCAAGGCGTTCTTTCCACTTCTCTGGTTGTTCTTTC